GATCGTCCCGTCAATCAGTGCCGTCAGGCCGGCCGCGCCCGCCGTCTGGAACTCTTCGAACAGTGGAATCTGCCTCCAGGCCGAATACGCCGCTGAGTCCACAACGATGTATTTCGGTTCGCTGGGGGGCACCTTGGCCAGGAACAGAGCTGTTTCCGCCGCGTCTACCGTGGCTTCGGTCAGCGCCGTGCCCGGCGTCCCTACCGGCGTGTTGGTCGTGAAACCCGCATACAGGTTCAGCAGGTTGGTTTCGATACTCTGCGCGATCGCCGCCACTGCCGGCTGCATGTAGATCTTCAGCAGATCCGGCACCGCCAGAACCTTCGTTACGTCCGGAATCTGGAAAGTCGCTTCCGCGTGCGTGTTCAGCACGATCTGCGCGTTGCCCAGACTCGGGTTCTGTAGCGTAACCGTGCTGCCGTCGGCGATGTTGTTGGCTACCAGCGTCGGCGGTATCGGCACGTTCACCGTATCGCCGGCGTTTGCCAGCACTGGTTCGTAATCGCGATTCACCAGGTTGCCCATCACCAGGTTTCCTACCAGCACCGGCAAAGCGTCCGCCGCTACCAGCTTCACAATCGCGCTCGCGACGTTACTAGTTGTAATTGCTCCCATTCTTTCTCCTTGGTTTGTACTTGCCGGCCTTTGGCCGGGTTATATCTGCAGACCCTTTAAGGTCTGCGACGCCACGCGCACGATTTCCTCTCGTACTCGCCGCATGTCTTCCGCGCTCATGCCCGGCCGGATTCGGTCGATCGTCACCGCTTCGCCTCCGCCCGCCGGACTCTTCAGCATCCCTGCCATTCCGCTTCCCCCGGGAATGCGCGCCGGCAGAAACTCCGGGTTCTCTTTCACGAATGCCGCCAGGTACTCGCGAACCGGCATCTCGCCGCTTTCGCCCCGCGCTACCAATCGCCCGTCCTCGCTCCGCACGATCTCGTCCTGCACCGCTTTGAAGGCCAGTTCCACCTTCGCCACCCCCAGCCGCTGCAGTTCAGCCCGCACCGCCGACGCCCGCTCCGCCTCCTCCGCCACCAGCCGGCTGCGTTTGTTCTCCTCCACCAGTTCGTTCACGCGGCGCTCCAGTTGTTCCCGTCGCCTTCGCTCTTCCTGCAACTCCGCCTTGTGTGCCGGCTCGGCCTTGGCCTGTTCGTTGTTCGCGAATTCCTGGATCGCCTGCCGCACCACCGCTTGAACGTCGATTCCTTCCATAAACCTCTCTCCCCGAATTCCCTCGTACACTGCTCTTGTGTCGCCATCCGCGTGCGACCCAGGAAGACCGTCCGCGCTTTCCGCCACCTTACTCCGCCGCCTCTTCGATCTCTTCCGCGACCCGGCTCTTCACTTCCTGCCTTGCATCGGCCAGGTATTGGAACGCCAACCGCTTGTATATCTGTTTGGTCAGGGTTGGCGAGTGAATACCCAGGTTCAGCAGTTTCTGCGCGTCGTCTAACTCGGTGCTGAAGTCGTTGATATCGAATTCGTCCATTCCCGCAATGTCGATCGCGACTTCGTCCTGCCGCGCCCCCGCCACCGCCCACAGCACCTGCCTCATGCTCTCCCGCACCGTTGTCCCATAGGCGCCGAGCACTTCGGCGGTGGTTGCGAAGTCCAGTTGTTTGCCCAGCGCCGACTGATTGGAGCTCGATGCCCCTCCCATCGCCTGGTTGTTCAGGTAACACACCCGGTAGATTTCATCTTTCATTTGCACCAGGTTGTCCGCCGCGATCTGGTAGACCTTTCCCTCCGGCTCCGTCCACCCAAACTTGTCCTCCGGTCCAAGTTGGATGTAATAGGATTCGCCCACGATTTGGTTCCACTCACGTTCCGAGTAGACTACCGGCATTGCGAACAGACCCATCGTCAGCGCCCACCCCAGCGCATTCGACTTGTTGAAGTGTTCCAGTTGCAGCAGCGCGGCTCTGTTCATCAGCCATAGCCCCTCAGTCACCCGCACCTGGAAGAGTGGCACCCGGCCGAGCGAAGCCAGCGCGTGCCGCCCCTCGTCGATCCTCTCGATCGGCTTCCCCTCGCCCGCCTTCCGGTAAACCTGAAAACTCTCCCGGTCGTAATAGATCCAGCGCGTCTCCTCTTCCCACCTCGCGTCCGTTACCTTGGATTGCTGCAGACACGACGTCCGGATTACCGCCCAGTCCATCCCCCCGTTCGGGTCGTAGTTCCAGTTGATGACTTCGTCCGCGCCATAGTCCACCAGGTATGCCCGCGATGTCCCCGCGGCGTCTTCTTCCGCCCGCGTCAGCGCCGGCCCCGACGTGCGCGGGAAGTCCACCACCAGGTAGCTCGAGCCGCACACCAGCGCTTCCACGAATCGTTTGCGGAAAAACTCGCTCAGGCTGGTGCCCTTCAGGTCGCAGTCATTCGCCAGCAGGCTGTAGAAGTTCTTCGCCCCGGCGTCGCTGCCTTCCAGCATCAACGCCGGCTCGCGATGCATCAGCGTCGCCGCGTACCAGTCCACGATCGAGCCGATGTAGTTCTGATAAAACACCCGGTTCAGCCGCTCCTGATAAACCTCGCCTGGTTCTTTGTGCCGCCTCAGCAGGTACTCCGCGGCGCGCGTCCTCAATTGTTCGCCGCCCAAGTACAGGTCCTTGTAACGTCTCCACGTCGCCTTCCGCGCGGTGTATTCCGGATGCTCCCGGTTGATCGTCTGCATAATTAGAACAATCGCTCCCGCCGCTCCCCGATTCGGGGAAGCATTCTGCATTCCTGCCACAATAGGTATCCCAGCGCGTCCGATAAGTGCGTCCTCATTCGGTCCCGGTCTTTGTCGATCGCATTCGAATCGGCCCTGTAAGTTACCTGCTCCAGATCCTTGATCAGCTCCTTGCACCTCGGATCGATTAGCAGCCCGACTTCCCCCGTCGCCGATCGTAACTTCGCGTTCGTCAGGTTGATCCGTTCCCGCACGCTTGGGTTCGCTTTCGGAACGCGGTAGTGGAGCGCCGTTCCCGAGTGCGCCTGAAAGTATTCGCGGATCATTTCGTAGTCCGTCGCCCCCGTCGTTTGCCGCTGGTTGCCCGACGCGTCTCCGTAAATGTGAACGCCCGCCCAGTGCTCCGCATACCGCTTCAGGAACTCCTCGCAGGCGTCCATCGTCGTCCCGTTCCGCACTACGATTTCGTCCAGCACCAGCACCTTGCCACCCACAATTTGCGCCACCAGCGAGCTCATCGGGTCCACGTTGAAGTCCAAAGCCCACAGCAGCGGCAGCCTCTGGTCCGGGCTCACCTCTGTCACGTTTTCATTCCGCCCGAACGAGCTGTAGACCGTGCCTCCGCTCAGGCTCAGGTACGCGCCCAACACTTCCTGGCGAAAGAACCGCTCGTCGTAGCTCTCCTGTAGCCGGTCGTAAAAATCGGGCACCCTTGCCAGCAGGTACCGGTTTTCGTAGGGTTGCGCCACGACAACCCCGTACCCCTTGCCGGGTCCCTCGACGAATTTCCGGTACACCCAGTCGTAGCCCTTCGGCGTCCACACCGCGAAGCCGCACAGCCGCTGCGCCTTCGGATCCCGCAACCGCCCTTCCAGCCGCAGCCACGCCGCCTCCGGTGTGTATGTCAGCTCATCCAGCCCGAACCACGCCAGGTTGGTTCCGCGCAGCCGTTCGAATTCATCCACCGGCCGGAACACCATCCGCGATCCCGTGTCCTTCATCCGCAGCGTGTTCTCCGCCTTGTTGTGATCGTACGGAATTCGGTTGCTGTCTAATATCTCGAACAGCGTCGATTGCGTCGCGTCCCGTAACATCTGGTAGGTCGGCGCCCCCAGCAGTCCCATCCGCCTCGGGTTCAAGTAACTCAGCCGGATCGCTTCCTGGCAAAGCGCCTGGCTCTTGCCGCTCCCGATCGGCCCCGAGAATCCCTTAAAGCGCGCTGTCAGATCGTGAAAGGATTTCTGGGAGGGCAGTGGGTCATAGGCTATTTCTCGGAGTCGGACGTCACTGGCTCCACCCATGTCACTTTGATCTCCTTCGCCTCGTCGGTTGCCTCCTCTAACTC